GATATTTTTTCTGGGACTGATATTTTATCTGCTAGCGGAACTAATAGTGGTTTTCAATCTTATGAAGGTGGATTTGATTTTTCTGGATCAATAACAACAGTCATAATTGAAGTGGGAGGTAGAGATATAAATCTTGCCATTGGACCCATGTTCGACGATGTTTCAGTTCGGATTTTGTATAATGTTATCAATACCATTGTTGAACAAACGATAACGAGTGTTGAAATGTTTGTCGCTTATAATATTGATGCACCAGAGGAAGTAATAGATATAGTTGAAGATATTTTTGATTCTAATATTACTGTTGAAACAGATGTAGGATTAGAATTTGAACCTATAGAGATTGAAGAAGTAAGCTATGAATCTGTTGAAATAGAAATAGCAGAAATAGAGATAGAAGAAATCCAAGTTGTTAATGTTGATTTATCAGAAACTGAGACTGTTGAAGTATCTATGGTTGATGTAGAAACTGAAATGGAATTAGAAATGGATTTAGAAATGGAAGTTGAAAATACTGTTGAAGCTCAACCAGAAGTCCAAGAAGAACCAGAAACAACAACAGAAGCGCCAAACGAAACGGAATCTGAAGAAACCAACGAAGAATCTGTTGAAGAAGTAAAAGAGGAATCATCAGAAAAAGAAACAGAAATAGCAGAGTCAAAAGAAGAAACCAATGAACAAGAAATCCAAGAAGAAGAAAAAAAGGACGAAGAAGTAAAGACAGTTGATAAAAAAGAGTCATCTAAAGAAAAAGCAGCTAAAAAAATATTGAAAAAGATAGACGATAAAAAAAGATATGATTCTACTAGTCAATTAAAAACCCTTGTTGTCATGCAAGTATTAGGCAACAGTAAATCATTTTTTGAGAGTCAACAACAGCTTATTGATAGAGTAGGATTTTTCACAGATACTACTTTGCCAGATAGCTATATTTCTGATAATAATATCGCTGGTTATCTTCTATTTGGTGGGAGTGATCAATTAATGAATGAAATGATAGATATTCAATGGCAGAAGTAAATATTGGTGGCATATCCTTCAAAGGCGGAAGAATGTTTGCTGTTCTTCTGGCATTAAGTAGTGCAGTTGGTGTTTTGTATGGCGGTTTTGAGGTTTTCAAACAATTTCAGGATATGTCTGCAAAGATAGAGAGCTACACTGCCCCAGACCTTAGTAGTTTTGATAAGAAACTTGAAGTCCTAGATACTGAATTCAATATGTTACAATCCGAAATATCAATTATTCTTGAGGAGGTTGCACTAGTTGCGGATGTAGCAAAAGAACTCAAAAACGACTTGAAAGCAGATGTTCGTAGAATTGAAACAATAGTTGAAGATGTCGAAACTAGAGTCAAAGAAGATAGCAGAGAAAATTCAAGAGATTTAAAAGAAGCGATAAATAGTATTAAAGACGATATGACAGAACTAGAGGAAAAGGTTGAAAAGCAAATAAGAAATGCACTAGAGAACCCTTTAAGTCAACTTAAATAAAAAAGGGGGTTTTTAAACCCCCTAAAAGGATAATGAATAATTTAGTCCATATTTCTAACTGAAAAAGAAATATAACTAATAATAAACAAAATATTATTAATAATCACTAAATAACAAATCTATTAGTAATTATGAGAAATTATGAGTAAAACTATTTTAAAATTGAAATAAAAAAAGGATATGGTATTTGTAAGATATGACTAAGATCACTCCAAAAACTACAAAAGAACATATAGTCAATATTTATAACAAAATTGAATTGTTAGAAACAAATCATATTCATCATCTACAAAAAGAAGTTAGAAAATTAAATTATGTTTTATGGACTATTGCATTTATGGTTGCTACTCAGTTCATATCCTGGATATTGAGAATGGTCGGATAATGGATTTACATACATTACAACAAGAAATTATCCAAGAAGAAGGCGGAATCATTTTAAAACCTTATCAAGATCATTTAGGATATTGGACTATTGGTGCAGGTCATTTGATTAGGGACAATGAAAAACAAGAACTTATGCAACCAATAACATATCAAAGAGGATTAGAATTATTTCTAAAAGATTTTAATGTTTCACAAAAAGATATGGAAACTTTTACAGAGGGCATGAATATTGATGATAATGCAAAAGAATGTGTTTTACATATGGTATTCCAGCTAGGTTTGCCCCGTTTAAATAAATTTATACGATTCAAGAAATGTTTATCTGAAAACAATATTGAAGGTGCAATCGAAGAAATGAGGGATAGTTTATGGTACAATCAAACAACAAACAGGGCAAATCGCATAATAGAAAAAATGCAAAAAAGCGCAAAGTCAAACGCATAACAACTATGGAAGAAAAAAAAGAAATTGAAAAAAACAGATTATCCTATCTCAAAAGAGCATGGATATTACTAGGGGGTAAATAATGGTATTAGGAAAATTATTATCTGGAGGATTAGTTGATAGTGTTGGAAAAATAGTTGACGATCTTCATGTAAGCGAAGAAGAAAAACAACAAGCTAAAGCAAAACTTATTGAATTAGAAAATCAAGTTAAATTAAAACAAATGGATATAAATTTAGCTGATGCAAAATCTACAGCTGGTGGTATTTCTGGAATGTTGCAGCGTTCTTGGAGGCCCTTAATTGGAATGTCATGTGCATTAGCGATTTTTTGGGAATTTGTTTTAAGTAAATTTATTTTATTTATTTGTGGTTTGTTTCAATATGAAGTGGTAAACATACCAGAATTAGATATGGGAACTCTCATGCCATTAGTCATGTCACTTTTAGGAATGGGGGCGCTCCGTACCTTCGAAAAAACTCGTGGGATTTCTAAGTAATTGAAAGGAGTACTGTATGGCTATTAAAAAAATAGAACAGAAAGTAACAAAGTGGTGGCACGCATTTACTGAATTAAAATCATGGGTGCAGATTGTAATAGCAGTTGCATTAGTTGTAATTGTTCATAATTATGTGTTGCATTAGACTATGGCTAAAAAGAAAAAGAAAGCAGTTGGTCTAACTAATAAACAAAAGAAATTGCCGAAAGCATTACAAATGGCAATTTTAAAGAAACAAAAAAAGGGGAAGTAATATGCCTAGAGGAGTAGGATATGGTTCGGGTAGAATGAGCTCTATGAGATCAAAACCAATGAAACCTAAAAAACCAAAAAAGAAAAAGAAGAAAAAGAAATAATGGTCAAAGTAGCTTCTATTAAAAATATTATTAAAGATTTAAGTCCAAGACAAAAAAGAACTATGAGCCGTCATGCGCGACATCATACTCTTAAGCATATGCGTAGTATGGCTAGATCTTTAAAAAATGGAGCTACTTTCGCTCAATCACATGCTCGTGCCATGAGATCAGTTGGCAAATGACTGGAATTACAACATCAACACTTATTACTGAGCTAATAGGTAAAAGACCAATAAAAAGAAGAAAACGAGATAGAAGATCATTTAAAGCCCCTCAAAATCGCAATTTAAAGGCCGTACAGAAGCTTTTAAGGCCTAGGGGTAGTTAATACCCCCAAACCTCTTTTCTTGCCTTTAAAACGGTATCTTCTTTCCAAATCCAATTATCTGGGTTCGGAATCAATGAATTTTTCACATCTTCCGGTGAATTAACCGTTTCGAGATACTTACCCATAACAAGAACTATATGTTCACAAACTTTCATAGGGACTGAATAATCAGCTAATTCAAGTTTTGCGAATTCTGGGCCTTTAGTTTTTGTAGGAGTTTTTAAATACCATAACATTTGTCTAGCATTTGTTGCTCTTTGATAGATAGCTTGTTGCATAGCATGGGACATAGATATTTGATTAGGTGAAGTTTTTGAAGTTTTAAGATCAATATAAAAATCCTCCTTTGTATTCTTATCTTCAAAATGAAAATCAGTAAACCCTTTAAACGGTATTCCTTTAATAAATACTTCAACTTGTTTTTGATAATCAATAAGATTCCATTGAAAAGCATGCTCCTGGAATTTCTTAGCTCCTAATTCTAATAAAGGAATAAGATTGGTTCTTTCATCTTCTATTTTAGGATCATTAATTCTCATACAATTTGCGTCGTATTCTGCTTCCATTTTTGATGAAGCTCCAGATACAGACATTCCATTAAGAATCATATTAAGCCCAGATTCAACCGCGCTTCCTCTTTCAGCTGCAGCACTACTAGGAAATTGATATCCAAAAATTCTTCGTAGCGCCCACCTTTCCCTATAAAAAGCGAATTCGTTTAAATGACTAAAAGATAAGGGCAATAAACTTTTATCGCCCCTATCAAATTTTTTGAAATGCTCAATCATTTTTAAGAATCTTTCCTGCTAATGATTTATTCAGTATAGAAACAGCTTTGTTGAATCTTGATTGCATATCATTTAATTTTGATTGCATTTCTTCAAGATCGCCAAGTTCTTCGTGAACTTCATTCCATAAATCTAAATTATGTTCACCGTGTTTTTTGATGAATTCATCTTTAGTTAGATTTCCTGCATCTTCTTGCATATCTAAATACCAAGCTCCTGTTTTACTCATTTTACCTCCAATGAATATTCTGCAAATGTTTTGCCTTTACGAGTAACATTTTCAGTAGTTATGTTGTGGCCCTCTTTTCTTAAATCAAGAATCCTTGCACTCAATCTTAAACAACCAAATTTATTTAATGCTGTTAGAGGGGTTAATTTTTTACCTTGTAAAAGATAATTAAGGATTTGTTTATTCTGGCTCATATAAACTCCTTTCTATAAGTTTTTAGCCAATTCCCTTTCGTTAACAACTTTTGTTCGTAAGTCGTTACGAAAAGCTTTGAAGGTTTCAAATCTAATTTTAGATTGATTCCTTGCCTTTAAGGTTTTTTCGTATCTATCAAAAAAATCCTTAAACTTTTTATCTGAATAAATTTTTCCATTTAATTCAGTAATATTCTTATATCCGCCAAATTTTGTATAATAAAGCGTTAATTCTGCAACTATCATTTTTTCTTCTTTTTTCATCAAATCTATAGCTGTATCATTATCAGCAAATTCTAATCCTAGTTCTTCTTCCTTATGTGAAAGTACATTTGGATCAAAATTAAGAGAATAAATATCGGTCATTGTTTTTTTTAATCCTTATTTTTTCTTCTAAAATATTTTGTAGATCTTCAATTTTAATTATCCTGGAATGTGCTTGATTATGACAATCCCTGCATAATGGAAAAAGATTATCAATTCTATTGAGTCTGTTATTTTTTACTCCACCCATTTTTTTAGCGATAATATGATGTATGTCTACGGCTTGTTGTTTATCACAGTGCCAACAAATAGGGGTATCCGTTTCTGAATACCCCCAAAAGTCCCTAAAAAGCTTTTTATAATCCTTTAAGGTTTTCATTAAAAGCTTTTACTGCATTTTTTGTAAGTTCATTGATATTATCTACGGAAAAATGTCCACTTCCCATAGAACGACCAACGACACCTGTAACAAACATATCTAATCGTTGAGTATCGCTTTTATTGAACCCATTCGATTTGATTGGTGCAGATTGATTAAATCCATCGTCTTGATTTGTATGATTATCAGCTACTTGTATATCCTTAACATTTGTATACTGATTCCCATTTGATGATGTTTTTGTATTAATTATTGTAAAATTAATAGCATCACCGGGTTTAGGCATTGGATTTAAAACTGTGCCACGAGTATATAAACGAGTTCCGTCTATAAGATCTATAGCATAGTTTGGTTTACCATCTTCGCTATTATCGAAGATTTTATCTATAACATTTGTCATAGTTCCTCCTTTATTATTATTATTTGTTAAGTACATTATAACCTCTACCTTCAAGACAATTATTAATTAAATCTTGTCTAGTTGTTAGTTTAGGTGAAAGCCACAATACACGCCAACGAAGGCCATTATATATTGTTTTTCCTGTATCCATAACTTTATTAGTGTTATCTTTTACAATAGATTCACAAGTATAATAATCATCGTGGTATCTGTTCATATCACCATTGATATTTGCAGATGATTTGCCCCTGCTATCTACGATTGGTTTGCTGCTACAACCAAATACTAACATCGCAATACATAGTAAAAGCAAAATTATTGAAACCTTACAACACATTTTGTAGTAAGTTTTTCTTTTTGGTAATGTATGAGTAAATTCAAATATTGGCTTTTTTGTTCTAGGACAATAACCTTTTATTTGTTGACTCATATATCCATAAGGAAAGTATTTATGTTTTTTCATTTTTTTTATTGTTAATTATTTTACTACTCATAACTTGATTAAAATTATTATCAAAGACGGCACTACTTCCGTCACGAAATACTATTTTAAAATAATGAGTGACCTTACCATTTTCGATAAGGTCAACTCTTTTAGTAGATTTAAAAAGTTTGGGAATCATTATAGACACTCCCAATAAGTTTTTTGATAAGTTACTAAAAATGTAGATTTCATTCTAGAAAGTAATTCAGTTCTTCTTTTAGCATTTTCATGAGATAAAGAACCTTGAGTCAAATGATCAGCAAGAACTATTTTTGCTTCATCAATAAATTTTTTATTACCACTTCTAAATGCTAAATATAAAACATTTTCAGTATGATAATTTGTATCAGTGTTTTCTTTTAGTAAGTCTTGGAAATCTTTAGCAGTCATTGAAAAGATTTCTTTATAAGTTTTTAGTCTATTATTATTATTAGTCATTTTGACCTCCATATTATTAATTTAAAAATATCCTATCAGTTTGTCTAGGTTATGCGAAGCATTATTTTCATAAAAATATCCTTGTTTTACAAGGTTTTTTTGATAAAGTTTAATTATTATTTTTTTCATATAAGATAATAATTGTAGTATGACCTCCAAAATTATACTACACATAGGGGGTGGATTAGTAGTTTGCCCCCTATGACCAAAGAAATATCAATTCAAATAGCTTGTAATTTACTATTAGAGGAACTTTCAGATATTTATATTTTTAGACATTATCATGTAGCTAATGAGGGTAAAAGATCAGTACAATATCAAATGAAATTAAAAAAAATGGGTTTTAAAGCAGGAGTTCCAGATTTTGTTATAGAATATCCTCCTGGAAAACTACTCTATGTGGAATTGAAAAACGAAAAGGGCCAATTATCCAATTCTCAAAAATTATGGAAAATTCAATCTGTTGCTTTAAATACGCCATTTTTTGTAGTAAAAGGGAATATAGAACGATGTTTAATAGATTTGACAGAGATCATAGATAAAAATGTCCCGCGTCGTCCAAATAAGAAATACTAAAATTTTATTACCGGAAGATGAAAAAAACCAAGACATATTTATAGGTTTATGGTTGAAAGCACAGAGCAAAGCTATTACAAAAGTCAAAGACGAATTTATTTTTGAAGATTATTCTACGGACGAGATAGATGATAAAATAGATGAGTATACTTTAAAATTTTATAGACAATTAAAATATGGAGGTCACAATGTTTATAGACGAGAACTCGAAACCTAAAGAAAAATTAAAAGCTTGGTATTTATTTACCGAAGATTTTATCGCAGGAACTCAACATTTAACAAATCAAGAAATAGGAATTTATATTCGTTTGCTTTGTTGGAATTGGAATAAAAGATGTCCTGGACTTCCCAAAGATATGAATACTATATTACGAATTGCTAATTGTATTACTGATTCAGAAAAGTTTTCATGTGAAAAAATAGTAAATGAGTTTTTCGTGTTGATAAATGATCATTATCAAAATGAAAGACAACTACAAGAATTTTTATATATTACAAAAAGAATTGAAGCTTCTAAAGAAAATGGAAAATTAGGTGGTCGTCCAAAAAAACCTAGCACAAACCCCCCTACCTCTACCACTACCCCTACCAATAAAACCACTAGTAAATATAATCCTTTGTTCAATTTATTTTGGGATAAAATTAATAATAAAGTTTCTAAAGGAACAGCAGAAAAAAATTTTTTACGAATAGAACTAGAATGGCAAGATAAAGCTGAAGATCTAGCAAAATTATATAATTCTTATTATGATTCAGTAAAAGATAAAGAATATGCAAAACAACCGGCTTTTTGGCTATCGGCTAAAAAATATTTAGATAAACTTCCAGAAAAAAATTATAATTTTGGAGTAGTTAATAGAGATGAAGAACGATTAAAAATGTTTGTAGAAGCAATAAAAAATAATAAAGTTACTCAGTTTATTAAGGATTATGCCTTACGAAACAAAGATATTATTGATATGGGAATAAAAAAAGGATTAATCACAAAAGATCAAGCAATTAATGATTTAGAAATGAGGAATGAATATTTATGAAATTAAGAATTTTATCATTAGGAGCAGGAGTTCAATCAACTACTTTAGCTTTGATGATTGAAAAAGGCGAAATTCCTATGGTTGATTGTGCAATTTTTTCAGATGTAGGAGCAGAACCTAAATTAGTTTATAAACATTTAGAATGGCTTGAAAAACAATTATCTTATCCTCTTTATAAAGTTCAATGGCGTAATTTAAAAGAAGATATTATTTCAGCAGCTAAAGGGGAATATAAAGCTTTTACAGCCCCTTTTTTTAGTAAAAATATTGATAGCGGTAAAAAAAGTATGCTACGCAGACAATGCACTGGGGACTATAAATTGAAACCTATACATCAAAAAGTAAGAGAATTATTAGGTTATAAAAAAGGGCAAAGATATAATAAAGAAGATAAAGTAACAATGATTATGGGAATTTCATATGATGAAATGTTTAGAATGAAAATAAATATGCACAAATATATTACTAATAATTATCCATTAGTAGATAAACAATTAAGACGACATGATTGTTTTAATTGGTTAGAAAAAAACAATTATCCAAAACCTCCTAGATCAGCATGTACTTTTTGCCCATATCATAGCAATGCAGAATGGCGAGAAATTAAGAAAAATAAAGAAGAATGGAAAGAAGTCCTGGAGCTTGATAAAATGATTAGAGATCAAGAAAAATTTAAAAATTCTCAATCTGGTTCTGTTGTAGATAAATTATTTCTTCATAGAGATTGTAAACCAATAGATGAAGTGGATATGAGAACTGATGAGGAAAAGGGACAAATGAGTTTTCTTGATGAATGTGATGGAATCTGTGGAGTTTAAAATGAATATACAAGAAATAGAAATAGAAAAATTGATCCCATATCATAACAATCCAAGAAAAGATCAAGCAATAGATAAAGTTGCAAGTTCTATAAATGAATATGGATTTCAGCAACCAATAGTCGTTGATAAAAAAATGATTGTAATTGTGGGACATACTCGATTGTTAGCTTCTAAAAAACTTGGATTAAAAAAAGTTCCTGTGTTCATAGCAGATTTATCAGAAACAAAAGCAAAAGCTTATAGAATTGCTGATAATAGATTGAATGAAGATAGCGACTGGGATTTAAATTTATTGAATCTAGAGATATCAGATCTACTAGATGATAATTATGATCTTAATTTATTAGGATTTGATCCAAAAGAATTAGATAAAATAATTGTTGATGATAAAGAATATTTTAGCGATGAAGATGAAATCCCAGAAAATGTATCAGATAGAGGAATAAAGCAAGGCGATATATATGAATTAGGCCGTCATAGGTTGATGTGTGGGGATTGTACTAACGAAGAAAGTGTAAAAAAACTTTTAAATAATGAAGAAATAGAAATGTCTTTTATTGATCCTCCATATGGCCTAGATTATGAATATAATTCTTATAAAGATATAGAGGGAGCTGAATATCTTGCTTTTTGTGATAAATGGTTTCAATTATTAGAGAAATATTCAAAGTTTAATTTTATCACAGCTGGTTGGAAATATAACGAATATTGGATAAAAAAGGGGCCTAAAGATATATTTTATTGGCTATCTAGAAATAAACAAACAGGCGGAAAATTATCTCATTTTAGGAAGATTGAACCTATATTTTTATTTGGAAGTTTACCAAAAAAAGTAAGATATGATCTAGATTATTTTGATTTTAATAGTGATAGATTAGACGGATTGAGAGATTTACATACATGTCCAAAACCAGTAAAATTTGTTGAATCAGCTATCAATGTTATTACAAAAAAGAATGTTTTAGATTTATTTTTAGGTTCTGGAACTTCTTTGATTGCATGTGAAAATCTAAATAAAAATTGTTTTGGAATGGAACTTGATCCTAAATATATTGATGTAATTATTCAACGATTTGAAAATTATACAAAAATAAAAGCAAAAAAAATTAATTAGATTTATTATAAAAAGTCTGCTAAAAAAAAAATTACCTATACTCAAGGGGAAAGAGGATTGAATGGCAAGACCTAAAAAATATAAAATAGATACTGATCAAGTAATCAAATTAGCTCAATTCGGTTGTACAAATAAGGAAATAGGCGAGTTTTTTGGATGTAGTCCAGATCTTATAGAAAAGAGTTATTCGGAATTTCTTATAAAAGGAAGAGTAAATGGAAAAATAAGATTGAGACAATTACAATGGAAAGCAGCAGATAAAGGAAATGTAGCGATGCTTATATTCCTAGGTAAAAATATTTTAGGACAACAGGACACAATAGAATCAAGTCAAACGGAAGAACCTTTACAATGGTCATATGACTAAATTAAAAGTTTTAGTTGCTTGTGAATATTCAGGAATAGTTAGAGATGCATTTACTAAAAAAGGGCATGATGCTTATTCATGTGATATATTAGATACTGAAAGTCCTGGAAATCACATAAAAGATGATGTTCTTAATCATCTAAATAAAGATTGGGATTTAATGATTGCTCACCCACCTTGCACTCATTTAGCAGTAAGTGGGGCTAGATGGTTTAAAAATAAAAAAAAAGAACAATTAGAAGCAATTAATTTCGTTAAAGCTCTTTTAAATGCCAATATAAATAAGATTGCATTAGAAAATCCTATATCAATTATATCTACTAAAATAAGAAAACCAGATCAAATTATACAACCTTGGCAGTTTGGACATGGTGAAAGTAAAAAAACTTGTTTTTGGCTAAAAAATTTACCTAAATTAAAAACAACTAAAATTGTAGAGGGTAGAGAACAAAGAATATGGAAATTACCACCATCAAAAAATAGATGGAAAATTAGGTCAAAAACTTATCAAGGGATTGCTGATGCTATGGCTAATCAATCGGGATAGATGCCTTTATCGAAACCTCAAAAAGAAGTCATAACTAATACATCAAGATTTCGTGTTTTAATTACTGGGCGCAGATTTGGAAAAACTTATTTAGCGATAAATGAATTAGCTAAATTTGCTAGATATAGTAATAAAAAAGTCTGGTATGTAGCCCCTAGTTATAGACAAGCAAAATCAATTTGTTGGAATGAATTAAAAGATAAGTTGATTAAGCATAAATGGGTAAAATCTATAAATAATAGTGATCTAACAATTGTATTGAGAAATAATTCTAGAATATCATTACGAGGAGCAGATAACGAAAATAGCTTGCGTGGAATAGGTCTAGATTTCTTAGTTATGGACGAATTCGCAGATATTCATAAGCAAGCATGGTATGAAGTTTTAAGACCGACATTATCTGATACACAAGGACATGCACTATTTTGTGGCAGTCCTAGAGGTTTTGGAAATTGGTCATATGAATTATATAAATTAGGCGAAACTAATAAAGATTGGCAATCATTCAAATATACAACTCTAGAGGGCGAGCAAGTATCAAAAGAAGAAATAGAACAAGCAAAAGATGATTTAGATTTAAGAACTTTTCAACAAGAATATGAAGCAACTTTTGTTAATTATTCTGGAATGATTTATTATAATTTTAATAGAGAAAAGAATATTATTGAAACATTTCGTAATAATCATTTAACTTATCATATTGGTTTAGATTTTAATGTGGAACCCATGTGTGCTGTTGTTTCTGTAATAGAAAATGATATTATTATTGTTATAGATGAAATACAAATCTATAGTAGCAATACAAATGAAATGGTTGATGAAATAAAAACACGATATAATAAAAAAATTATTATTTATCCCGATCCGAGCGCTAGACAACGCAAAACTTCTGCTGGTGGAATGACTGATTTAGCAATATTAAAAAATGCAGGTTTCGAAGTTAGATGTAGAAATAAAGCTCCATTAGTAAGAGATAGAATAAACGCAGTAAATTCAAAATTAAAAAATGTAAAAGGACAAAATAGTTTGTTCATTCTAAATTCTTGCAAAAATGTAATAAAAAGCATAGAAAGACAAATATACAAAGAGGGAACACATATACCAGATAAAGATAGTGGCTATGATCATATGAACGACGCATTAGGATATTTAGTAGAATATAATTATCCATTAAGGAGGGATTTTAATCCTAGTCCACCACAAAGGTTTAGTTAATGGATAGAAAAATTTTAACTCAAAAACATAGATTATGGAACGCAAATATTGCTAATTGGGAGTTTTATATAAGAAGTTATCTTGGAGGAAACGATTATAAAAATGGATATTATTTACATAGATATATCCTGGAAACACCGGAAGAATTTGATCAAAGGGTAAGACATGCTCCATTAGATAATCATTGTAAAAATGTAGTTCAGATCTACACAAGTTTTTTATTTAGAGTTCCTCCGACAAGAGATTATGGAAGTTTAGACGGTGATCCACAGTTAGAATCATTTATAGCAGACGCAGATTTAGACGGAAGAAATTTTGATACAGTAATGCGTGAAGTTCAAATGAACGCAAGTATCTATGGAAATTGTTGGGTTATAGTAGATAAACCCCAAACAAATTTTAAGACTAGAGCAGAAGAATTACAACAAGATATTAGACCGTATATTTCAATATATACTCCAGAAAATGTTGTAAATTGGAATTATAGAAGAGCTGCAAGCGGAAGATTTTATCTAGATTATTTAGTTTTAATTGAAGATATAAATGAAGATAGAGCAATATTAAAAGTATTTACTGAAGAAACTATTTCAACTTTCGAAGTAGAAGAATACGAAAAAGAATATGCAGAAGGTGAAGCAAAACTAGTAGAAGAAATTCCAAATCCAATAGGAAAAATTCCAGCAGTAAATGTTTATAATTTAAGAGGAGCAAAAAGACCAATAGGAATCAGCGATCTTGCAGATGTTGCATATTTACAACAGTCAATCTACAACGATTATTCTGAAAAAGAACAGCTAATTAGATTAGCAAATCACCCCTCATTAGTAAAAACTCCAAATGTCGAAGCTAGTGCAGGAGCTGGATCAATTATTGAAATACCGGAAGATATGCAAGCAGATTTGAAACCGTATATTATTCAACCTAGTGGACAAAATCTTGACGGAATAATGAAATGTATTCAAATGAAAGTAGACGCAATTGATAGAATAACTCATATGGGATCAGTAAGAGCAACAGGGCAACAGATTGCTAGCGGTATTGCATTACAAACAGAATTCCAATTATTGAACGCAAGATTATCAGAAAAAGCAGATTATCTAGAAAATGCAGAGGAGCATATTTGGGGTTTATTTGCAAAATGGCAGGATAGAGATTGGGACGGATCAGTAGATTATCCAGATACTTTTGATATTAGAGATTGGGCAAATGATTTACAATATCTACAAATGGCTAAATCTAGTGGAATCAAATCAGAAACATTCAATAAAGAATTAGATAAACAAATAGCAGAAGCAGTCATTGATGATAATGAAATGATTAAAAGAATTAATGATGAAATAGATTTGACTAGAACTGTTAGAGGGCAATTTCAAACAACTGAAGTAGAGGGACAAACAGTAAATGGCGAAGAAGAAGAAGAAACGAGTTAGAAAAGTTCCTAGAGATAAAGATACAGATGTTCCAAAAAAATATCTATCTGGATTAAAAGGATCAAGAAAAACTAGAAGAGCTAATCTTATCAAAAGAGTTTCATCTATCTATAAATCCGGTGGATTTATTCCTAGAGGATTATTAAGGAGTAGAACAAAAGCATAATGGCTAGAAAATTTAGAAAACCTTTATCAGCTTCAACTTTAAGAACATTAAAAGCAAAAGCAAAAAAATCAAAATTATTTAATCTTGCAGATCTGAAAGCTTCATATCGTAGAGGACAAGGAGCATTTTTATCAGGTGGAAGTAGACGAGTTCCTATGGCTGCATGGGCTATGGCTAGAGTAAACAAATTAATTAGTCGTGGTAGATCTGGAACTTTTGATAAGGATTTAATAGCTAGAGCAAGTAAAAGAAAACGAAAAAAATGAGTGCTCCTAGTTTATCTTTATTGAAAAAAAAATTAAGACAAAAAAAAAGATTAGGATCAACGGAAATGTCCTCAGCAATAGCTAGAGGATTAGTTGCTCGTAAATCCGGTAAATTTAAAGGAAAGAAAGTAAAAAGTAAAAAATACGGAGGGCCAGCTTAATGGCAACTTATCAAGGAAGAAAAGTTAAATTAGGAAAACCATTTAGGACTCCTGGACAATCTAAAAAATTTGCAGTTTATGTAAAAGATAAAAAAACAAATAATGTTAAAAAAGTTCGTTTTGGTGATCCTAATATGTCAATTAAGAAAAATATTCCTGCACGACAAAGATCATTTCTTGCAAGAATGGGTGGAGTTTTAAAACAAGTAAAAGGACAAAAAACTTTGAGTCCTGCATATTGGTCAATAAGAGCATGGAAGAAAAATTTTCCATTATAATTTATGTCCAAAATTTTAGATCAATTAGCTGATCAACACGAAGAACGAATATTAAATGTTTTATATAGATTAGAGGAAGATGTCGTTAATACAGTTACAACAGGTTTCAAAGGGAATTTAGATCAAACAGATATTAGACTAGCAATAGCTTTACAACCACAATTAAGAAGAGCTATCCAAGAAACATTCTTACAAGAAGCTGATATTATTATTAACGAAGAATATAATAAAATTGCTAAAGTTGTATTAGATACTTTTGGAAAAATGCCTATTCCTGCTAGTTTTCGTGGACTTACACAAGTTGATCTAACGACAATAGATTTATTAAAAACACAAACATTTCAAGGATTTGAAGATATTGCTGAAAGATTTCTTAAAGTAATAAATGATGAAGTTTATCAAAGTGTAATAGCTGGCAGACCTTTTAACGATATGGTTTCTAATATTAGAGGACATATCAACGGAGTATATCAACAATCAAATATCGCAGAAATAAACGAACTTGTTGATTTTATTAATGAAAATAAATTCAATCCTAAAATGGAAAAAAGAGTAAATGAAGCGATAAGAAAATTACAAACTCAATATGCTGCGGATCGTGCAGGAAATAATTTAAGAAGATATGCTAGTCAAATAGCACATGATTCAGTTATGCAATTTCATGGACAATTTACAATTAAAAAAGCAAAAGACGCAGGACTAACTCATTTTATCTACACAGGCACATTAATAAGGGATTCTAGACAATTTTGTAGAGATATGCTAAACAATAGACTAACCGAAGATGAAATCCGAGAGAAGTGGAATTCTGAGGGGTGGAAAGGCAAAAGTCCAGGCGATCCTTTTATAGTTCGAGGTGGATACCGTTGCCGACATACTTGGATTCCAACTGATCCAGATTGGTCTATATAACAGGGAGTATTAAATGGCAGAAGAAAATCAAGTAGAACAAACTACGGAAACTGT